AGTTGAATTACTAGCGCCTCCAACAGATCCTGTTAACCAAGATTTCATTCTACGGTCATCAGTTTGAGAAGCTCTGTATCGTACGTGTAAGAATGGACGACGAATGTTAGTTCCTAAAACTTGATCATAAACAGTTGAAGTTCCAGCTGGTACTAATACACCTTCGATTGAATTAACTCCGTTGATTGCTCCACGAGTAGAAGCATCGTTTAAGTATTTCCAATCTGTTTTGTAAAAGTCGTAAGATCCTCTACGGAATCCACTGAATCCTAAGTTAAGTGCCATGTCTTCTGAATTTTCAAATAATCCATAAGCAACACCTCCAGTAGCTCCGCTAGAAATAGCTGCAAGCATATCATCAAAGTCTAAAGCAGTTTGACGGTTTAAGAATAACATGTTTTCCTCAATTGCTCCTTGAGTGTCAAGGTTTTTAAGGATAGCATCAAATTCATTTAATCCGTTAGCAGCTGTGAACCCAGTTTCTACATTACCTCTATCTTGGATAGCAGCAAATAAACCTTGTGTTCCTGGCTGAGTTAATGGGTTAAGAGCAGATGCATTTAATTCACCTTCTACCATTGCCATTTCTAAGTAATCTTCAAAACGTAAACGTGTTTCAGACTCAGCTTTCAAATACCATAGGTATCCGTCAGTTCCGTCCTCAGTCGCTACGTTTACCCATCCGATTTGTGCAGTATCAGATCCAGATACAACGTACTGATCTCTAATAATGATTGGTGAGTTAGAAAACTGTGTTAATACGGGCTCAACACTAGTACGTGCAGCTGAGTTTCCAGCGCCGCCAGCAGCTAATGTAGTTCCTTTAGAATAATCAGATCCGTAAACGAATACTTTTAATCCAGTCGCAGAGAAGCCTTGAGCAGTCAAAGTTGTTCCGGCAAAAGACTGAATAGTAATTGTTCCAGCTGCACCAAGTACAGATACTGTTACAATACCTTTAGCTTCTAATCCAGTAGCTGGATCTAAAACAACAACAGTGTCATTTACTGAAATTACATTGCTAACTCCAGCAACAGCGCCAGGGTTAAGAGTAATTACAGATAATGTACCAGCTCCGTTAGCTTGAGATGCCCCAGCATAAGAGATGTGTAATCTGTTTTGTTCAGACCAAATAACTTGATCAGATGTCATTGGCATTTCAGCACCAACCATTCTTAAAAATCCAGATAACGTTCTGTTTCCGTAACGCTCTACTTCTGCTTCGTAGATTTCTGGTAAATATTGCTGAGCAAAATCAGCAAAGTTAGTAGGAACTCCACCGCCTCCGCCGTTGTTATTCCATTGTAAATAGTTTGTAGCAAGTAATTGCTGTGTTTGTGATGGGACTATGCTCCCAAATTGTGGTAATAAACTCATTGTTATTAGTTTTTAAACTTTTTAATTTTCAATTTTGCGGAGTCCGCTCCAGAAACTGATTTGACTTTATACGCACCAAAACGAGCACTTTCAACTGGTGCTGCTTTCCTAGCTTCAGTAGATGTATTATTAGATTTGTTTACAACATCTCTAATAGCATCTGCTTTGCATTGTTCGTAGAAGTGATTTGCTATTTTATCAGCATTCGCTCCTGTGTATAAAGCTTTGTGATACCCTTTAGTATCTTTAACTGCACCATCTTCTCCAAGGAACCTCCCTAAGAAATTGCTGATGTCTGATTGTTTTTCCCCGACCTGAGCAGCATTTTGTACTCCATACCTAAACTTTTTTTCTCCTAAACTAAAATCGAAACCTTCGAAATCTTTATTGAATAATTGTTCAGTTTGAGTTTTAAACTTCTCATGGTTTTGGGAGTTTCTTTCCTGATCCTCCTTATATCGATTAAAAAAGTCCGACGCTTTTTGTTGATCCTCCGAAAGACTAGGCGACTTCAACTTGATGTCGTCATAATATTTTTCCTTAGTATCTTCTAAAAACTTACGTGCTTTTGAAACCTCTTCTTTATATGCGAGTTTTTTTCTTTTGATGTCTCGCTCTTCATCAATATCTTCATCAAATGCAAAAGTATCTTCGATCATAAAATCGATTTCTTCTTGTGACAAATGAGGTTTAGTGCTTTTATAATATTCTTTTACAAGAACATCTCTATCAACATCCTCATAATTAGTGCTTAATCTTATGTAGTCCTGCATAGTCCCACCTGTTTCTCTCATAAAATCTACCAGTTTAGTTATATTTTCTGGTAAATCATTTTGAGTAAGAGGTGGCTCAATAGCAGGAGCTTTAGCTTCTACTTCTTTTTCTTCGGTAATCTCTTTAATGACTGGTTCGGATGTTCCTTCCTCCACTTTTTGTACATCTTCGGCTTGTTTATTCTCATCCACACCATCTGAGCTTGGCTCTTGAACGGCATCTTTTTCTTCTTTAGGAATTACTACTCGGGTTACATTACTTGGAACATCGATTAAAGGCTCCCTGTTTTTAGCCGCCAACTGTTCGTCAGTTAGCTTAGGCTTAGATTGGATCTTAAAAGATCCTTCCGTTTTTACTTGTTCATTCATGATATAATATTATATAATTATTAAATACTTATTTAACTAGGCTCAAATGAAGACAAATCAAATCCTCCCATCACATCATTACCTTGTGACTCAAAGTTTTTAGGTATACCCTCTGTTTGTCTTTGTTGTATAAGTTCGCTTTGCTGAGTGCCTTGTATTTTTACCCGTTTATCTTTACGGTCTTCTATTTCAGCTTCTTTTTGTTTAGTAGCGCCTATTTGCGCTTGAGCTAGTTGCAGATTGTACTCAAATTCAGTAGCCATTAATTGCGCTTTTATTTGAGCCTCTCTCTCCATTCTTTGTATTTCAAATTCAGACTTGGCTTGCTCTATAGAAACTTTTTCAGACGTAAGAGCTTGTTGTTTTTCAACCTCAGCCATTGCCGCTCTTTCAGAAGCTTGAGCATTTGCCTCTGCTTGAGCTTGAATATTTTGCTGTGCTACAGCTTGTTCTCTTTCTAACTTTTTCTTGCGTTTAAGCTTTAGCATTTGATTAGCTAGCTTAAGATTCTTAATCTCACGTATATCAATAGCGTCTTCTATATCAATACCGCCTTGTTGCAAAGAGGTATTTATATTAGCTGTTAATTCAGCTTTTTCTTCATCATCAGGCTCCATTTCTAAGTATATTCCGAAGTCATGAAGATTTAAGTTTTCCATTTCTTTTAAAGTTTCTACGTTAAAGGTAGATACGCTGTTCATTAAAGAATTTTTAGTGAGAGGGAAATTTAGTACATCAGCTATTTTTAAAGAAATGTTTTCGCAAGTGCTAAGCGCTAAGAAAAGACTAGCGTCCTGTATGTGCTTAGTAGCTACATTGGATGCATTAGCAGCCATTTTTTGTAGACCAACTAATGAATCAGCAGAAGGTAAAGAGCCGTCTCTTGCTTCGTTTAATCCGGTAACATCTCTAATCATTTGCATATTGTAATTATATGCTGTAATAAGAGACTGTATCTTGCCTGTGCCATTAGAAGAGCTTAGTTCTTGAATAGGAACTTTACCTCTATTCATATCCCCTTCCTGGGTAAGCGATCTACCTACAACAGAACCAGTTTGAAAATACATATTTAATGCCTCGGCTGGATTGTAGTTTGTTCCGTTACCTAAATCAACCTCAGCTAACCCGTCCATGTCCAAAAAGATACCATCCGGAACCATTCTAGATAGAACTTGTTGCATTTTTAAATGAGTTAATTGTATTACATCCGCAAAACCTATACATTTACTTATTAAAGATTGTATCTTTCCTTTATACATTCTGGGAGCGCACAAAGAATAACTCATTTCTACTCTAGTAGTATCAGCCATTGGCCGTGTCATATTTTCTGACATTTCCCATTTAAGCATTATATCTGTACCAATTATCTTAGCCCCTTCATATAATACTTCTATAGATCTTGAAACTCTTTCAAAGTTGTCGTTTGGAGGAGGATTAAACTGATCAGTTTTTTCAATTGCCTTTTCTAAACCTGAATCTGTTTTCTTTATTTTAAAAACTTGGTCGGTATATGTTTTGTATTCAAAATACAATACTTGAACAGTATTGTAATCATAGCTTTCAAAGCCTCGAATCATTCTTCGATTGCCGGGCATGTCTTGAATTCTTTCTAACTCTTCGTCTGATATATTAGGAAATTCTTTTTTAAGCTCTGGTATAGTTATAGATTTAACTTCACCTACGTAATATATATCGCCAAAGTGAGGATCTTCTGTGTAAGACCAAACGCAATAAGCAGGATCAACATAATCTACCACAATTCCCTCAGCGGGATTAAAAGAGGTTTTTGTAACACCTATTCCTATGTTTACTAAATCTTGATTTATTCTGGACTTAGTAAGGTCAAATTCGTTGGTTGCTAAAACAGCGTTAATAGCTTCCTCTTCGGCTATTTCGATAGCCGTTTTAGGTTTTAACTGTAAAAACAATTCCAGCTCTTCCGGTGTATCAGGGAGTTGTTGGTTGTCCATGCCTGACTTAGATATATCTTTGCCAAACACTTGAGCGGCTATAGCGATGTCTTGCTGCATCGTCATATCATATAATATAGCCTGCTGCTGCTTTGTTCTTTTAGCTATGGATTCTGGATCCTGTGCATAAGCGTTAAGATCAAACTCTTTTTGAGATATACCATTGCAAACAATATTAGAGAACTTAGTTAGTACAGAAACTGGCTTCCAATCTAGATTAAGATAAGACAAATCACCGTTAACAGCTAATTCATCTTTATACTTCTGCACACTTTGTTCTCCTCTGGCGTATAGTCTTAAATTATGAAAATTATTCCAGTTTGTAGCATAACGGTTTGAACCACTTCCTCCGTAATTGAACCATTCCTGCTCAATAGCTCTACTAACCTGAAGCCCGTATTCCCACGTTGCTTTCTCTGCATCACTTACAACCTGATCCGGGAATGAGCTATTAGTATTTGTACTTATATTCATTTATTATATTATTTTTGAAGTAGTCCCCTCGTTATTATATTTTTTAAAACCCAAAGAATAAGATTTAATTTTTGTTATACCTTTAGGATTATACCTATGTTTATTACAAGCCATTAAAGCTAACCCTGAACTTATCGAAGCATCATGCTTAGTTCTATTGTTTATATCAAACTTAGCCCAATCTTCTAAAGTCCTTTGTAAATACATATCCCCATATCCATCTTTCTTTTCTCCTATAAAATCTTCTATATATGTTTCAATAGCCGAAGCGTGTGCTTGTTTTATGTCCTCACTTGAATTAGGTATTCCGCCTACTTCTCTTTCAGCTATAGATAATTTATTATATGTTTTGTCCGGTCTGTTTATACTGAAACCTCTGTATCCTCTACGCTTTAAATAATAAAGCAATCTAGGTTTGTTGTTTTCTGCTAGCAAAGGCATCCCATAAAAAACACAAGCCATTAGCACATCTTCAAAAAACATTTCAGCTGTTGATGGCCTTGCAATATACTCAAGGAAAAAATGGTTAGGTGGAGCGTCTTCCATTGAAAACTTTGTTAATCCATGAAGCGATCCGTTAGATCCGCCGCCACCAACAACACCACTAATATCATAACTATCACATCCAAAAGCTCCCATGTGCTCATTACCAGGATATTTAATGCCATTTTTTATTATTAAGTTATTTTGTTGTTCTTGATCCGGAACCCAAGTAATAAAAAACCTACCGTTTTTATTAGGATAGAACATTACTCTAGTATCCTTAACACCGTTTTCCCACTGAAAGTTACCTTGGGTAACCATAGCAGAGTTCTTCAATTCTTCATTGTAATCTATTTGCTGATAAATCTTTGTAAGATTAAATATAGATTGCTTAGCTTCATCTCTAAAAGCGTGTTGTTCCGTACGGGGAAACTGCCTGTAATATTCGTTTAAGGCATCGGCATCGTCTTTTAAGCCTTCAACTTCATTCTCCCAGTGTTGTATAACACCCTCTGTAATAACATTACCTTGAGGATCTAATGTTTCTTTCGTTGGAATATCAAACACAGGATAGCCATACTGATCAATAAAACCCTCATAATTCCATTCCATAGGAATAAAAAGTTTGTATAAGCCCGTTTTAGTTTGACCGTTCTTGTTTCTAGCCGATGCATCTGATCCATCATATAATTTTTTAAAGTTTTTGCCTCCTTTGTCTAAAGCATTTGATGTTGACCCCATCATACACTTTCCGATAATTCTACTACCTAATCTTAAACAAGTTTTTGTTACTCGCCAGTTGTTAAGTATATTAGTTGGCTTTTCCCATTTGCCTGATTCGTCATGAACCAATAGTTTTAATTTTTCACCATCATAACTGTTATCACCTGTGTTTTTCCAGTCGATAGTTGTATCTAATCCATCAAGCTCTTGAGCTGCTTGGTTATCTTCTAGCTTACGTCTTGTAAATTTAGAAGCGGGTACTCTGTATGCTAGTTCTGTTTTCGGACGGTCCATACCGTCTTGTATTGGTTTAAAGAAAAAAGGATAATTTACCGAGATCGGTACAACTTTATCTGTAAACATTTTCTTGGCATCAGCACCTGATTTAGATAATATACCGAATCTAGAGTCTGAAGATATCGTAGCTGAATTAACTGTTTCTCCCGACGACATGAATGAAAATCCAGAGCGTCGATTTTTAAGGTAACAAATACCGTACGATCTCCTATCCGCTTTGCAGGCCTCCCAGAATATGTAGAATAATCTGTTAGATTCTCGAAAGTCCGGTAATCCGACATCAATTTTGGACCACTGCAAGTACATATAGTGAGTACCAGTAATGTAAGTAGGCTTACCTTTATTAATAAACCAAAAACCTTTTTCGCGTCTTTCAAATTCTTCATCTATATATGGGTGCCATTGTTCTTTAAAACTATTTGGATAAGCGTTCCAATCTTGAACACTTTTAATTTTTTTTAATGACTTAGGGTATTCTACAGCTTTCCATTTGCCGTCACCTAGGTCTTTTGCGCCTTCCGCTTTAGGTAAAGCAATCATTATACCACTTATTTCATAGATCTCACCAATCTTACCTGTTTTACTAATTATAACGGTATCGTACTCAGCATTATATCCGTACTCCCATTTGGAATATCGGTTTTTCTTTTTAATGACAGCTGGTTTAATATGATCTTTTACAACCCTGTATAAAGTTTGTTCGTACGCCATTACTTAGATCTCCCTTCTGCAAACCCCTTAAACGCAGGTTTATTTGCTTTATTGTTTGATTCAGCAATCATACTTTCTTCCTCTTGAATTTTACTTAATATTTCAAAAGCATCAAATATACAAAGCTTTTTAGTAGCGGCAGCATTTTTAAGTCTGTCAGCAGATATATCTTCTTCTGAGTCAACGATCTTTTCTTTTGCTACCTTTACTAATTCTTTAATTGCTTCCCGCCCAGCGGCTATTATATTCTTCTTCGTTTCTATCGAGTTCATACTTTATAACAATATCATTTGATTTCATACAGTACATAATCTGATCGTCTATAACAAATTCCCATTCGCTATTAGGTGTAAAACCAATTATGTCTCCTGGAATGATTCCAGCGCGTTTTAGGGACTTATTGCCTATTTTTAGTATACCAATAAGGCTAGCTGTTTTATCGCTGCTAAAAGGGTCTTTATTTTTGACCGGGGCAACAAAGCATCTATCGCCGAATGATTTCCAATTCTTTTTATTCTTGTACAAATATATTTGATCTATTGCACACATAAAAAGCCCGTCTTTAAGAAACGATCTACTATTTTTTTTAAGTCCTTTCATATCATAAAAAACTCTAAACACATTATGATGAACGACTATTAGATCACCTTTTTTTATTGGCGTTGCAAACGCTGCAGGGGTTTCAACAACCTCAGCTATATTATTAACGTGTTTAAAACTTTCTATAGAAGTGTTGGTTATAAGGTCCACTTCTCCAACCTTAACCTGATTATCATATCTTTGCCCTACAGGCTTTATGATAAAATCGTATATACTTCTCATTAGTACTCTAGGTCATACTCAACGGATATAGCCATGTTAGAATTAAATTTCTTCCATGGCATTATCTCGTCTTCTTTTTTTATAAATATATTATAAGAATTATCTGACTCTTCAAATATTATATGAGAAATTTCATGCCCACCGTAAACTGTCTGCTTAACAGAGTAATGCATTGCTTCGTTCTTGTAGTCGGCACCTATACTTATCTTTCTTATAATATTGCTCATAACCCTATTCTTTGTCTGCGGGCTCTACTTTGTCGTAAGTGCCATCAGTTAAATTAATATTAATAGGGCCATATTCATCTTCTATGGATTTTTTAAAATCCTCCATGTCTTTTTCAAGCATGTTTATTTGATAAATTGCTTTTGCTTTTTCAACCTCTAGTCCTCCAATATGAGCACAATACCTTTGCAAATCACTTTGCAACGCTTGTACTTTTTCTAATTGGTCTTTACTAATTGATTGTTCTTTTGATTCCATTGTTTTTACTTTACTCATTTTTATTTGATTTAATTGATATTAAAAAGCCTTGCGAGATAACTGACCCCGCAAGACTATATTGATTTTACTATGCGAATGTAGCTGTTCTGAAATACATTTGCTTAGGTGCAGCAGCATTGTCAACCCCTACATTAACTGTAGCAACCACTCCTCCTGGGTTAGCAGTCATTGCAGATCTTACTGCAGATACTAACGGGTTAGCATTACCTGATGTTAATGTTGGATTAACTGCAGCCGAAATACTAGTAGATACAGCTAAAGTTAAAGTTTTGTAACCAGCCTCAGAATTTCTTCCAGTTAAACCTATTACTAAGGTTTTAGCATTTGCTCCTGTTGCTCCAGTTGCAGTTACTTTTGTGATGTCTTCAACATTTACTAAGATTCCTTCTGTTGGTCCTAGTGGCTGTACAGCTGCTGAATTTTTTACGTTAAATTTAATGAATTTTGCCATTTTGTTTTTGTTTTTGTTTATGGTTATGTTTATGTTTATTTAGGTTTATACAGTCCTATCTGTTATTTTCTCATGTGTTTATGGATAGGGTGTCCTCCATTTTTATCCATATCAGTTCGGTGAATAGCTTCTTTAGCATCGTATATTAATTCACGATCGTGAATCATTGTTTGTTTTGCTTTTTTATCACCAGCTTTATATTTTTTGTCAGCTCGGTGAAGTTGTCCTTTTGCATCATAGATTAATTCTCTTTCATGCATCATTTTTTTGTCGTACTTGTTCATGATTATGTTTGTGTTTATGGTTATTTTTTTAGTTTGTTTGTTATTTTTTCTCCTGATCTAACTACAAAGTAACCACCAACGGCAGTTATCATAAGTGCTTTAAGGAGATCTATCCATTCTCCATCTATATTAAATGGTATTGAATCTGTGCTATCTAATATAACAAACAAAAACATGCAGACTAATAGAAATGTTAATGTTAATGGTCGTACGTTTTTTGATAACCAACTATCTGAATGCAAATCGGCTTCCCATCGTTTAGTTATTTCTTGTTCCCTAACTGCATCTGTTTCTAGTTCAGCGAGTAATATTTTTTTATCTAATTCAGATAACTCAGGATCACCTTTAATTGCATCACCTAATTTACTTAATGCTTCAACACCAGTTAATGATCCTGCCATATCTAGCAGTTCTGGCGCAAACTTTTTTCCTTGAGCAGCTAAAAATCTTAACGCCTTCCCTACAGCTGTCCCGTCCCCACCGTTCTTTTTTAAATTAGGATTATCACTCATACCTTAAATTTTTAAGATTTTTTTACACAGTTATTAACTGTTCGATTCCCCTTCTTTTTTGTACCTTTTTTTATATACCCTTTCCAACAAGGAGTTTTCTTTTTGCTTTTCATATTACTTTTTTTTATTTTTACTACAAAAACTTGACGCAGCACCTACGCTCCCAAATCCCCATTTCTTTAAAGCAATAGCCTTCCGTGTTGGTTCTCCGTTAGGTTTTTTCATAGGACCTTTCATACCTGCAAATCTACAAGCAAAACTTACTCTTCTAGGATTAGTGCCGCTAGTGAGCCTCTTACCCATTCCTGGGTTTTCTTTACGCATTTTTTTATTCTGCTTTTCGTATGAAGCATTAATTTGCGCTTTTGTTCTTTTTGATTTTCTTGCCATTATTCTGATGTTTTATCCCAACGGGCTTTAGTTTTTCTTATGTCGTAATGCACGAAAGTATTATACAATCCTAATCCGCCTTCGGATATATGACCGTGTTCAATCAAGTTTGCTATAGTGTCAAAAACTTCTTTAGGAGACATATCATTTACTTGAATGTCACAAGCTTTGCCTAGTATATGCTGAGAGTTAGGCACGCCTCCTACTTCTTTGTTGTGCTTTGGACACCTGTAAGCATTTGTTAAAGTCATAGGCTTCCTTATAAAGTCTCTAATGACTTGTAGATTACCAGCAAGTTTAGTTATTTC